TCATTTTTAATCCTCCTCATATTGGATAGTCAAATCTATAGCCTTATGGAAAAGGCCTGTGTCGTCTTCGTAATCATCAAACTCAGTTTCAATTGTGACTTGGGCAATAAAAATACCACCTTCGCCCTGGTGGACTCCGATGGTTTCGTTTTGCACTTGCTCCAAAATTATTATAGTTTCCCGAGAGAGTTGTTCAGTTTCAGTGTCTGACTTCGCAAACCAATCAATCTGCACCCTGGCCTCCGCTAGTCCATCCCGGCCATCATGGGTACGCTCCCTTGTGTTGCCTATAACAGTAATTATCCCGTAAGGCGGGGGGGTCTTAGACGGCGCTCGTATGAAATAGATGTTATCTATACTAAGTTTTTCAATCAGATACCACCTTAATGCTTGCTTTATGTCATTCACTTAGCCCCCTCCTCAATTAGTCTTTTAATCCCATCCACCACATAATTTACAACCTCAGTTTCTTTTGCGTGCAAAGACCGTCTTACAAAAGGCTTTGCTGGCATGTCCCCGACTTCTTTCCCGAAAAAGCGCCCAGTCTTAGCATCATAAAGGACCCGTTTTTCTTTAACCCGCCTAGTGCTGGTGCCGAATTCCACCAGGTGCGCATGAGGGGCCTTCTTGCGATCTACACCGGCGATGCTGGGAGCGGGTCTATCCCCATCGCGCTTTAACTTGACTGTGCGAATAGCGGCCTTCAGGTTGCCTGTGGGGCCTTCGGGGGCCTGTCTTTCCATTTCAGCGGCCATAATTTTTGCACCACTATGGGTTATGGGTTCGACCCTGTCCGCATCCAAGGATCCAGTGAGTTTCTCAAATTTTTTGTTGAGTTCAGTCAACCCATGAATCTCGACCCTCACAGCTGTACCTCCTTATAGGCGATACGCATTTCCTTACGCTTTTCTTCAATGTCCCGAATCCAAAGCACTTCAAAAACCCGTCCTCTGAGTTCAACCCTTAGCGGCCTTTCACGAGATAGCTCTAAAAGCCCGGGTTGCCAGCGGGTCTTGATAACACCTTCAACCTCAGCATTTTCTTGCTTGGCCCGGTAATAGACCCTCCCATCCTCTGGGAAAACAGCTGCCCAAATCGAGCGCCATTTATACCAGGCCAGGGTCTTTTCGCCGCGGTTGTTCGTGCGCCAAACCCCCTTTAAGATTGTTACTCGATGCATCATGCTGCCAATGTGCATTTATGTCACCCCAAACATTCGATAACTTTGCAGGAGATAATCAGCGACAAACGGTGTTTTCATGATGTTGTGACCCATGGGCAGGATCGCCTGGCGGTTCTCATAGTAGTGAGCCACCATAAGTTTTTGCCAAAGCAGGTATTCGTCCGGAGGTGTCTCGTAGCCAGCTCTATAGACTATTGACGTTTTCTTTACGGGAACAGTGAACATGGTCTTCATAATTATGGAGCCTGGTTCCTCAACAAAGTGAACATCGTAGTCAACTCCATCTAGAATCACTACATCTCCGTCCCCAAGTGTGCAAGTAACGGATTCAACGTCGACTAGCGGCGGCTTGGGAAGTGTCACGTATTTAGAAAACCCACTTACGACCAACTCCAGCGTTTGCACTTCAAAGGCCCTCCCACACAGAGTGGTTTCGGCATACTCTCTTGTTGCTCCGATCAACGTTTTAATTAACCGGTCGTCCTCGTCATGATCTACGCGCAAGTGCAGTTTTATTGCTTCTAACTTCTCTTCCGTGATTTCCGGCGGTTCAACCACCCTTAGCATATAATCACCTCCACTAAAAAAGAGCCTCTGAAAAGAGACTCTTTTGTATTATGTTTTATGGGAATACCCGCCCGTAAAAGTGACTAACATTTTGCGGACTAACCTTAGTGTAATTCTGCAAATTTTGCTCTTGAAAAACTGTCACTATATAGTTCTATTGTGGCAGTTTATTCAGCATTCACAATGGCTTCTAACTCCTTAAGCTTGTAAGTTAACTTTTTGATCAACTCAGTCTGCTTCTCGGTCAACTCCAACAGCTCCCAACAAACTCTGGAGCACAGTCTGTCATTTTCCATTTTTGGTCACTTCCTTTGACATTTTCGAAAGTGAGTTACTCCTGTACCTCTTCCTGTCCATCTAGTAGCGCTTCCACGTCGCTGCGCCACCTATTAGGCACATCATTGATCGTCATTTCGCCAGCCACTATCCTGCGGTAGTATATTTTAGCCATTGTCTGGTTCCCCCTCTTCTTTCTCGGTGATTATATCCGCGAGTTCGACAACAGCGTCCTCTAGCTCCTTGACATGAGCTTGGAGTGCTTTGTTTTTTTGCCGTTCTATCCTTAGTTGCTCTTTGACATCCAAAAATTTAAACATCATTATCACCCCACAGGTTGTTGTAAAATATGTTCATTTGCTTGATTACGTTATAGGTGTTACCCTTTTCAGCATGCGCCTTCCACGATTGATAACACTCGTCGACGTGCTCCTTGGTTAAAATGCCTTTACCGACCAATCCTTTTAACTTCTTCAACTTTCGTCTTCGCTTAGCGATATTTTTCTTACTTAAGCGTTTAACCACCTTTCTGGTTTCGGTCAAATGAAAGGTGAAGCCAAGGAACTTAATCCCCTGTTTTAAAGGATGTATTTGCGTCTTTCTTTGGCTTAACTTCAACCTTTGATTGGAAAGATGCTTTTCGATTTCACCCTTGCAAAACTTTAAATACTCCTTGTCGTGGTGAATCAAGATAAAGTCATCCATGTACCGAATATAAAACTTGATTCGTAGTTTCTCTTTTATGAAGTGGTCTAAGCCATCCAGAACAGCCAACTGGATCAATTGTGTCACTTGACTCCCTAGTCCCATGCCCACCCCCGGGTTATCCTCTTGACTGAAGGTGTCAATGATTTGCACCACATGTTCATATGCCCAATCATCACCAATGCGCTTCCGTAAGATTTGCTTCGCTACATCGTGCGAAGTGCTACCGAAATAATTCTCAATATCGCAATTCAGGACATACCCCTTGAGGCCATGTTTGCGGAAATATTGCTGCATGTGACGAACTAGTCTTCGGCGAGAAAAGTCCGTTCCTTTACCTTTCTGACAAGCGCAGTTGTCGTGAATAAAGGACTTTGTAATCGCTTCGTAAAGGTAGTTATCGCAGAGACTGCGCTGAAATACACGGTCCTTGAATCTTGTACTGGAGATGTCCCTTTTCTTGGGCTCGTATATCGTAAATTCTGTATACTTGTCGATCTTATACGCTCCATCATGCAGTTGATGGTGCAATTTGTAGCAGTTCACAAGCCCATTTTTGACAAATCCAGAAACAGAGTCCTTCCACATCACATTTTTTCTGCATTCATGCATTGCTTCATATAGTGACCCAAAGTCACATACCTTATCCTTTATAACGTCTTTTCTCGCTCCCTTGTGGCGTTGGGCTAGCGGGACTTGCTCCGCAAAGAGCAACCCGCATCAACGCTCTTAGTTTGCCCGACATAGCCGAGACAGGTCAATGGTTCCTTGTCTGTGGTGCACTGATTTCGGTTCAGCATAAGCGGAACTTACTTTAATACTGGCTATACACACAATCGGGGGCCGCCCCGTTGGAGNTCAACGCATTGTTGTTGCTCACGTTCCCATCGGTATTCACGTTACGCGGATTGTTCGCGTTCGCGGGGTGCGGAGAACGCAACCACCAGTAACGGGCTACAACCATTAACCTAAATTCTTATATCTTTCGATGTCCTTTTTCCGCCAGTTTCTAAGCAAATTTTGGACATCGTAGATCAAACCTACCCAGTGTTTCATCCGACTACTATCGATATGAAAGAGCTCATAGGCAATGTCTATGTCACCAAGGAGACCGTCTATTTCTGCCAGGGCGATGTTTTGGAACTGTCTCCTGGTGTCAAGATCCGATTCCGTCTTCACAAATATGGAATTCGCCTTCCTGATGTTTCGGTGGATCTGCAGTGCACTTCCCACGATGTGATTGTTGAGGAGCCACCGGTGTCTTTTGGGGAAATTCTTTTCATTGTTGCATATGCGAGCGGTATAGACTGCTAGTTCTCTCGCTTTTGTAACAACGGTTAACTCTCCCTCTTTACGTTTTGACTTCACGACTGCCATATTTATCTCCCATCCTTAAACAACAGCGCCCCCTGTCGGGGGCTATTAAAAGATTCTAGATGATAGTACAAGCGGGGGCCGCCCCGTTGGAGTACAACGCATAGTAGGTGCTCACGGACCCAAC